GTTACTGCGAAGGTTTACGAAGTACTTAGAAAGGAAGGAGTTGGATTTGCAGATACGTCTATCGATCTCGAACATCGAGTCGCAGCTATCATCGCACAGCAACAGAAGAACGGATGGTTAGTAGATGAAAGGGCAGCATACATATTACTGGCGGAATTACAGCAGAAGCGTGAAGAGATCGAGCAGGAAGTTCATAAGACCTTTAGACCAATCGCCAAGAAAGACAAAGAGATTGAACTCGTCTACAAAAAGGACGGAACTCTTAACTCTCGTAATCTTCGCTGGCTTGTTGATTGGAATGATGTCGTTGTTGGTAACTTCACTCGCATCCAATGGCAAGAATTCAATCTGGGATCACGTAAACAAATTGCAGAACGACTCATCAATCTTGGATGGAAGCCCCAAGAATTTACAGACAAAGGATCTCCAATAGTTGATGAGAAGCAACTGGAGAACGTTGAAGGTATTCCTGAAGTTACTCTGATCAAACAGTTTCTTATGCTGCAGAAAAGAGAAGCAATGCTCAGCAGTTGGATCGATAAGATTGAAGAAGATGGTAGGGTTCACGGACAGATGAATACAATTGGTACTCCTACCGGAAGAGCAACACACTCCAATCCTAACTTTGGTCAGATTATTTCCAATCGACATGAGTGGGGTCCAGAGATGCGTAAAGTATGGACTGCACCTGAAGGATCAGTACTGGTGGATGCTGACTTAGCATCACTGGAACAGCGTATGCTTGCTCACTACATGGCTAAGTATGACAACGGAGATTACTCCAATGTTGTACTGACTAAAGACATTCACTCTTACAATCAAGAGATGGCTGGGCTTGAGACTAGAGACCAAGCAAAGACTCTTGGCTTTTGTTTGATCTATGGTGGTGGTGATGATAAGGTAGGTAAGATTGTTGGTGGCGGTGCAAGAGAAGGAAAGAAACTAAAAGAGCGTTACTTCAAAGAGCTTCCTGCTTTCGGCAGTTTGTACAACGCTGTCAGGTCTGCTGCATCCAGAGGGTACCTAAAAGGATTGGATGGTAGAAAGATCTTCATTCGTTCTGAACACTCTGCTCTGAACTATCTTCTACAGTCTGCTGGTGCAGTGGTCTCTAAGGTAGCCATCGTGGAGTATCAGAGAATCCTGAAGGAAGAACACGGAATGATTCACGGTAAAGACTACAAACAAGTGGCTTGGATTCACGATGCAATTACCTGTGAGGTTCCAGAAGAAAAGAGTGATGTCGTAGGCAATGCTTTGGTTCAGGCATTCAAGAACACTACAGATATTCTGAATCTTCGTTGTCCTCAAGATGGTAAGTACCTCATTGGTAAGACCTTTGCTGATGTGCATTGATACTTGTACATCCGTGTACACACTAAGGACTAACGATACATGAGAATTGAAGTAATGAAGAAAATGCTAGAAGCATTGGAGTGGTTGTGGGAAGATGAGCCTGAAGGAACTTTAGAGAGGGAAGCCATCGTGTCTTTACGCCAAGCCATTGAACAGTTAGAAACGTAACAGAATTGACAGCACGATTAATCTTCTATACTATATATTATATAATTCAAAGTTTAGAATTATATAACTATGACTATAGGAGAACTTATGAAAACTTTTGAATACTCAGTATCTAGAATGAATAAAAAACAAAAAGACCAAACAGCTAGCCCTGATAAGTATCCCCAAGGATACTTCAAAGAAAAGCCGTGTAAAAAATGCGGGACAATGTTCTCCCCAAAAGCCCCTTCTCATTTATACTGCTCACAAGAATGTGCGGATGATTCAATTGTTACTGCATACCTGAAAAAAAACTATGGAATAACTATTGATGATTACAGAGACATGCTTGATAAACAAGATCACAAGTGTGGTATATGTGGTGGTGAAGGATTCACAATGAAAGAAGAACATAAAGTTAAATTGGTTGTAGATCACGATCATCAAACAGGTAATGTTCGTGGGCTACTGTGTCATAACTGTAATCGAGCTTTAGGACTATTTCATGATGATCCTAAAGCCCTAAATAAAGCAATCGATTGGGTATCGGAGACTCACTAATGAAAATTAATGCTACAATTGCTATTGAATTATTCGATGATCAGAAGGATGAATTATTCGTAGAGCTTCTGAAGGAACTCTATGAAGATTACTCAGGAAGTTACAAGCCATTCGCAGATAACCCCAAGGAACTGCAAGATGCCGCTAAGACTTTGCTGAGACTGTATATGATTCCAAGCGAGTACGAAGAATACTTCAATGAGAAATATGCTGATCAAACTATTTACGGCGTGACTCATATAGGATAAGCTATGCCAATCTATCTCTACAAATGTAAAGACTGCGGCCATGAGTTTGAAGAAATGAGAATCATTGCCGAACGGAATGAAGAGACTGAATGCCCTGAGTGCCAGAGCAAAACACCAGAGCGTGTTGTTGCTGGTAATCAAACGATGTTTGCATTGAAGGGTGATCGTTGGAGCAACGGGGAGGCACGCCGTAGATGGGGTGATAATACCAATTACTAAAGGACTAACATGACTAAAACACTAGACACTCTCGTTGAAGACATCTATCAGCTCTTCGATGATTCATTAAACCACGAAGAAGGATTGAAGATTCCCGAAGAAGATCTTGATCACTTAGTAAACAGTATTAAAGATACCATTCTTCATTGGGCTGAGCCGAGAGCGTCTAAGAAACATACGCTTCGTATGAGTAATGTTGGTTATCCAAATCGTAAGTTGTGGTTTGATGCACAAGCAGAAGACAATTCAGATGCAAGTCTTAAGCCTAGTGATGCAATGAAGTTTCTCTTCGGTCATGTGGTTGAAGAGTTGGTTCTGTTCTTTGCTCGTCTCGCTGGACACAAGGTAGAGAATGAGCAGAAGGAAGTTGATGTTGATGGTGTCATTGGACACATGGACTGTACCATTGATGGTCAGGTAGTCGATGTTAAGACTGCTTCACCTTATTCATTCCAGAAGTTTGTGAATGGTAGAGTTGCAGAAGAGGATCCATTTGGTTACATGGCACAGCTTGCTGGCTATGAACATGCAATGGGTACCGAAGGTGGTGGATTCTTAGTGGTGAATAAAGTTACTGGTGAGTTGACACTCTTCCGTCCTGACTTCTCAGACCTACCAAACATTCAGGATCGTATTGCACAATTAAGGAAGGAGTTGGGGCTGAAGAAGCCACCTCCCTTTTGTTATCCGCCGGTTGTACAGGATAATGGTAACACGAAGATTGCTAAGGACTGTTTATTTTGCAAGCATAAGGTACCGTGCTACGCTGATGAAGGCGTTCGGGTATTTCGTTATGCTAGTGGTGATGAGTTTCTTATTGGTGAGGTAGTTAAGTTACCAAGAGTTGAGGAAGTTACTCATGAATATCACACACCCTGATCTCTATCAAATCAATCACGGTTTCTTAGACCCTGAGTTTAAAGCCGCAGTAACCAACGGTCTCTTCACTCTCGAAGAGAACGGCGGCGATATGGAGAATGACAATCAAGAGTTTATTAATCTTGGTATTGCTGACTCCATTGTGACGACACACGCTGACAATATCTTCTCATTCAAAGCATTCACTGAAGAGTTTGCTACTAAGTTGTTAGAAGAAACATTGAACTGTGGTGTTGATTGGGAGCGTAATCCAGACGAGGATGAGTATCGGTCCATGCCTGAGATTCGTCTTCGTGAAATGGATAATAGATTGTTTGAAATGTACAAGCACTTCGTTCTTGAGTGGTTTGCTGTTGTTACTGAAGACTACTGGAAGGTACACTCAAACATGTTGGCTGATGCACAGATTGCTAAGTATGATCCAACGAATCAGAAGCACGGCAACTGGCATCACGATGCATCATCAGATATTACTTTTGTTACACCACTGAGTACTGGATTCAAAGGTGGTGGTACAGAATTTTTAAATCAAAACATACAAATTGATCCCCTTCCTCTCGGACATGTGTTATGCTTTCCGGGTAGGGTGACTCACTTACATCGTGGTAAGTTAGTTACAGAAGGAGAACGTTACATTTTAACGGCGTGGACTAAAATTATTGACGGAGCATACTAATGAATGGTAAACAAGCTAAGCGTCTTCGTAAGGTGGCTAAAGAAAACATGATGGCATGGTTCAATGATCAATTACCTGATGATCAGAAGGGTATCGCTACTGTTCAAGACGTAATGAAGCAGATTCCTCAGAGCTATGTTTACTCACTGGGTACGGCTCGTCATTCAGCATTCTCTTACAAGTGGTTCTATCGAGCTGCAAAGATTGCATATCGTGGCTAAGATTAAATACCGTAGTACCTTTGAAGAGGACGTAGCAAAGAAGCTAGTTGGGTGGGAGTACGAACCTGAAAAGATTCCTTACTTCGTTCACCGAAACTACATACCTGACTTTAAGAAAGATAAGTATCTAATTGAATGCAAAGGCTATTTCAAAATTGGAGACATTCAAAAGTACAAAGCCATTCGTGATTGTCTTGACGGACAGGAGCTGATCTTTATACTGTATAGACCGGACACTAGAGTTCGTAAGGGGTCCAAACTTACCATGTCTCGCTGGTGTGAGAAGGAAGGATTCAGATGGTACACATTGGACACACTGAAAGAAATGAAAAAGGATCTCAAATGTCTGGACTAAAAGAAATTGATTATGATTATCAAAGAGCAGATGAAGATGAAATTGAATCTTACACTACATTCAAAGAAGGGTGTGTCTACATCTCCATCGGAATCACCGATGATGGTAAACCAGAAATTGAAATCATTGATCTTACCGAAGAGGGTTCTGACAGAGAGCAAGTGTTTGTACCTCTTGCTCACTCCTTCGTGTCGTATCTAATGGAACATGCTGAAGATGCACAGGTTGCAGGTCTTCGTTTGATCTCGGAACTACAAAATGAAACAGCACAACATTGATTCATATTTCACTGATCATCCTTTGATGCAAGACAACACAAACCCAACACACTACAAATCCAGCATACAGCCTATAGATTTTATTGATGCTAATCAGCTTGACTTCTACGAAGGGAACATCGTAAAGTATGTGACACGGTGGAAGCATAAGAACGGATTAGAAGATCTAAAGAAAGCACAGTGGTATCTACAGAGACTTGTCAATAATGTCGAGCGACAAAGAACCGAAACAAAAACGAATCAAGAACAAGCTTAAGCACTCTGTTCGCAGTGATCCGATGTGGCATCAGCGTATCGTACCTGATGATAAAAAATACAAACGCAAACCTAAGTATGATTCATATGGTGAAGAAGAATGGGACTCAGACTTTTATGGGTAAACAAACTTACTTCATCTGGAATGGAGTACTTGCGTGCTGATTTTTTAATCACTTGGATTCTTAAGGGATCTAAAGAAGAGGAGAAGAAAGAGGAGAAGGTTAAGAAGAAGGATGATTAATTTACTTTACTCAATTATTTTTCTGCTTCTACTATCACCAGTACTTATCATTATGTTTATTTATGGTATTGTTTTAGTAGGGCTTGCAACACTCGTGTACTTATTTAGCACGATCAAACTAAGATTTAGCACAAGGAATTAACATGATACAGACTCCGTGGGGACCTACAGGATACGTTACCTATAAGCGTACTTATGCTCGTGATATAACAAAGAACAAGAAAGAAGAATGGGCAGATACTGTTGAGCGTTGTGTTGAAGCAACCAATAAACAGCTCCATTGTAATTTCACTGGTGCTGAGATGGACGAGATTAAAGACATCATGCTGTCCCTCAAAGGAACAGTTGCTGGTCGTTTTTT